GTAATCATTAAAGGTTGTGAAGACGGTGGTGTACAAGCATTCGTAAGAGATAAAAAAAAATATATACCTATGTTGCATGAATCAATAAATTACTTTTATAATATGACAGGAGAAAAACATGAGCAAGATGATGAATGATGAAGTAGCTAAATGGTCAGATAGCACTAAGCAAGTTATAGAAAACTTAGAAAAAACATTAGACCACGCAAAGACTAGATTGAAATACAATCAAGATTTATTCAATGAAACAATGCATAAAAAAGAATTTAATGAGGAGACTGCTTTTCTCTATATACAAGCTATGAATAGTTGTATTGAATCAATCAAATCATTAGAAACTTTGTTACACGCTACACGCATTGGTAAAACAACATAAAAGACTAATTATGTTGTGATAGGGAAGTATTAACAGAACTGACTCTAAATGTGTTAACTAACAACAGACTGGTCATCTTAATCGGTTGTTAGGGGTTTAGAGGTGAACTCTTAAACAGGTTGATATTTCTCTATCCTATGCTTGACATATCGTCATACACATTATATTATAATTATATGAGATCAAAACAGGAGCAAAACATGAACACACATTTTGATATATGGCTTAAATATTTTAGGTCATGGAGAAGTGAGGGTTACTCAATTACTGATTCAGTAAAAGAGGCAGACAAATCTTTATGGTTTTATATAGAACTAGAAAAAATGGTAGGAGCTTAATATGAAATTACTGACACAACCAATTCTTAAAAAACTAAAAAAGAATGCAAGTATGAATGATTCACTAGAATCAATAATGGATAAAAAACCTGTAGCAAAATTATTCAATCCTACAGGTGCAGGTACATGGTGGTTATGGTCTATACAAGATGACGTTTTCTTAGGGGTTGCAGAAATACATGAAAGAGAGGTAGGATATTTCACTCTTAATGAGCTTAAATCTTTCAAAGGTCTTTTTGGACTTGGTATAGAAAGAGATATGTATTACTCATCAGACAAAACATTTAAACAAATATTAAACGGAGAACAAGAATGATTGACGCACAAAGAATAATTAATGAGGCTAAGAATAGATGCATAATGTATAAAGGGGGCAAACTTCCTAAAGAATCATATACAGAAAAAGATTATAATAGTGATAAACAATTAATTGAATATTTTGAGGGGATAAAATAATGGATATACACACAATGCTTGCAGTAAGAGATATGTACAAAGATGAAGATGTAGATTTTGACAAGTGGCTTGACCTTACTATATCAGAGTTAGAAGTACATGAAGATGCAAAGGCTACAGAAAATGAGCAACGTAGACAAGCCTAGTCATTATACTAATGGCTCAATAGAATGTATTGATGCAATCAAATCGTCTATGAGTAAAACAGAATTTGTTGGATTTCTAAAGGCAAACGCAATGAAATATCTTTGGAGATACGACAAAAAGAGCAAACCGTCTGAGGACTTAAAGAAATCAGTTTGGTTTATTAATAGACTAATACAGGAGATAGAACATGAGTAGAAGTCAAAAAGCATGGGATTACTTTGTTAAGAAAGGTAAGACCACTAACCGTGAGATAATTAACAAGTTTAATTTAAATCATGGAATATCAGATATCATACTTCATAAGAAACGTGAAGGTCATATCGTTGAGACTGAAAGAAAAGAGAAACGTGTTAATGGAGAATATATCCATTGGACAGTTTACAAATATGGAGGTCAAGATGTTAGATAAAATTTATGAATTATGTGATAGTCTGCCGGACACAATAAAGGCAGTCATCATTATTAGTTTTATAGCAATCTTTTGGGATATTGTGCTATAATGCAAACCCTAGCATAATTAATTAACGTTTAGGGTTTGAGATGTTATATTAAGGAAAGCTAGGACTCCTGTTAAAAGCCCCTGAAAAGCGATTTTTGGGGGTTTTTTTTATTTATAATACTTCGGTAGCCGAAAATGTAATTCCATACAGAGAAACATGATTTGCCGTCCAAGAAAGCTCATTATCGTCCATACGCATAACTGCTTTTGTATCTGAATAGGTTACAACGTCATCATCTGATAATGCCGTCTTGAGAGGGGGTTCTATGGGTAGAGTAGCATTACCAGACGCGTCTGACGTAACATCTGTAACAATCATATGTAATTTAGAAGTAGAGCCTGAGCCAAACTGTACATAATCACCTTGTTTAAATTCTGTAGAACTAGCTGTACAACCATCTACACTTATATCATAAGCACCTATAGAATGGTCGCCGTTTACTGATATAACAGTAGATGCAGAGCCTTGTATCGTTTTTCCATCAGGATCTCCAAGCAAGAACGTACCTTTTCTACCATGTAATTGCATAAAGAATGATTGCCATGCACCTGCATCAGTACGATTCATTGGTGGTAGAGTAACCGTTGTTGTCCATACAGCTCCTTGAAATTCTGACACTTGTTGTCCATATGTAAAAGGAGATTGAGTATAAGCTACTGATCTCAATATTCGCCAATCAGAAGTTACAAAGTTACTAGGACTTGTTGGCATTGATAAAGGATAGACGGGTAAACTCATTTATGCTCCAAATGTTTTTGCAAATCTTCCGCCTCTTGAACGACTTTCTGATACGGCTGATAAAGTTTGTTGTTTAATTGTTGGTAATAAATTCATTACCTCTGCTCTTACTGTTGGTACAATGCCTGTTGAGAACGATATATTTTGATTGATTGTAACTGAATCATTATTGGGAACTATAGTACCGGCTGTACGAGGTATAAATGTTTCAGGACCTTCTTCTCCTACAGTATAAGCAGCATTAGGTTTAACAAATCCACCTTTAGCTTTTCCACCACCAAAGATTAAATCTGTTCCTGCACCGATAAGAATATCTACAACACTACCACCTGACTTTGCAGCCTCAGTCTGCGCACCTTCAATTGCTTTCCTGATTTCTTCAAGTAAAGGCTTAATAATTAATAATCGTGTTACTAAAGATACAATCTGCGAGGCAACACTTTGAAATATACTAATCATAGATTCTTTGAAATTTTTACCAGATATAACTGCATCAGCAAATGCATCTGCTACAGATTTACCAAAGTCATCAAAAATGCTATTTAACTCAGTAACACCTTCTCCCAATTCTTTAAATAATTTTTTCTGTTCTGCAGTCATGTTTGCTGTTTTATCTTGGTCTTTTCTTAAACTTTCTGCACCTCTTATGCTGAGATCATAAACTTTATTTATACCCTCAAACATTTTTCTTTGTTCCATTAGTTTTTTATTAGCTTTTTCTACTTTTTCTGTCATGCCCTCTAATGCTTTGTCTATACCAATAAACGCAGCCGTTGCTCCACCTAAACGAGCTAATAAACCAATGAATCCACCTTTTAACATACTGCTTATTACAACTGTAGCTTTAAGACCATTATTAAATAATTTAAGTGCTTTAGTAATAGCTGTAAAACCTGCAAGCAATTTTCCACTAATAAATGTACCTAAAATAAATGAGGCAAATACTTGCAATCCAACCATAATTTCTTTAACTGAGTTACCTATACTTCTAATTGCATCACCTATAGCTTGACCAATTACATTTCCATAAGCTGCAATAGTCATTTCATTTCGTTCTAATGTTCTATCAAACTCTCTTAACTCTGCTTTTAACTCATCAAAAAATCCATCAGAGATAGCTGTTTGTACCTTGAAGAATTTATCTCCAATCATTGACAATGTACCGGTAAGAGTTTTAGCTAATTCATCTGCAGCGTTACCAAACTTACCACCCGGTCCAAAAACTTCCATAAGCTTTCTTTCAGTTTCTTCTACTGATACAGATACACCTTGTTGGAATCCAAGCATAGCTGTAACACCACGCTCTCTAAACATATCAGCACTAGCTATACCAGATGATAATGACCTTTGTATTTGTTCTGAGGCCATTTTAAAGTCAAGACCGGTTACTGCAGCGATATTACCGGTAACTTCTAATAGTTTTCCTAATTCTTCTGCATCTCCTGATACTACAGCTAATGAGCCTGAGCCTCTTTGTATTTCTTCTAATGTAAACGGTACTTTACCTGCAAACTTAACCATTTCATCAAAGGCTTTAGCACCTTCTTCTGCAGATCCAAATAAAGCTTGTAATCTTACAGTTAGATTTTCAATTTGAATCCCTACTTCTGCAATATTTTTAATTTGTATAGCTCCAAAAGCAACGGCTAATACACCACCTACTTTTAGGGCTGTTGAGCTAAATTTATCTATAGATGCATTAGCTTTGCTAAATGCTTGGTCAAATCCACTGCTAGATTTTTTGACCTGTCCTTGTGCTTCAGCTAACCCTTTCTTTAATCCGGAAAGGTCAGCCTCAATCTTGACTAATAATTTTTCTAATTCCATATGCTAAAAATCTGGATATCTCTCTTTTAGTTTCTCAAGCTCAGACTTGCTCATAGGGTCAGAACGTTTACCTGTATTGTATTCCTTAAATCCGTTTATGGCTAGTGTGATTTCCTTAATTGACATATCCCATGCTTGATGAGGGGGAATGTTCATCATGCCAATTAATACTTCTAACCACCTTTCTATAGGTAGCTCATCATTATCGTCTATGGATTCGTTTTTTTTTGATTTGTAGAATCGGTACTAATATCTAGTGCTAATGCTAATAACTCGCCTGTCATTTTTAATGCATCAACGTAATTAATGTTGCCATTAATATCATTCTCAGTAATATCATTACCGCCTGCACGGATAGAAAGATATAGAATAGATACCATTTGGTCTAACATAATTTCACCTGAAGACAATTTCTGTGCTACTGACATAAGACCTACACCTAATGCACTTTCAATACGTTTAATCGTATCAATTGAAATTCTAGCTTTATAGGTTTTATCCCCTAGTGTTAGGAGTTTTTCTGCTCTTGTTGGATTCACGCTCATGTTTACACCTCATGATGATTGTTTCATTTCTCTCGCCTAAATCACTAGACAAGATTACTTCACATTTTTTACTATTAATTTCTAAAGTATCAACATCTTCCCAACCCTCGAAGTAGGGCAGTTCTACTTCTGAGATTGTTTCACCTACATTCAATTTACATGAATGGGTTTGTTTACCTATTGTTACTTTAGAATCTATCCACATTATACAGTAGCTATAGTTATTGCACCTGCACTTTCAAAGCTCATTGAATACTGTACAGCACCATTATAAGTACCACTGTAATCTAATGTTGTTACTTGAAAAGCTCCTGTAAAAGTATTGTAATCCGGCACTAAAAATTGAAAGTTAGTGAATGATGCACCATCAAACGCTGTTAATACAGATTGTTCTGATGCTGAATCTTGAAAGATACCACTACCAGAAATACTGAATGATTTAACTCCACCTTGTGCTAATAATGTTCTTACTCTTGATGAGTCTTTATTTGTTACATCTACTGTTTCTTGATTTATAGAAATAGATGTATCTTGTAATCCTGCTACTGTAGTAAAAACTTCTGGACTTGCACCGTCACCAATTTTTACTAATAAAGCTGCGCCTTGTTGTACTGCCATAATTTACCTCTTAATTATCATATACTGTAAAATCTATATTTACAATTCCATGCCTAGTTATGCCGTCAGCCTCTACTAATGTAGTTGTCGCAATGACAAAGCTCATGACAGATGACGCACCTGACACAGAGATTGTAGCATTGTTAAATAAATTATACACCCTTTCCATAACTTCTTTTATCTCTTTTTGACCACGATATTGCGACCAAACCTCAATATCTACGTTATAAACTTTACCGTCTTTTGTTTTTGTTCCTACATCTCTAGCACTTTCTAAACCAATAATCACATATGGATATGCTGTACCTTGTGGTGCTGTGCTATCGAAAATCTTATTATTACCAACCAAAGAATCAAGAGTGCTATCTTCAGACAAAGTAGAATAGATTGCTGATTGCAGATCAAAAGAATGAAATCCCATTATCTTCTACCTACTCTAAGCAATGGTTGTAATGCTTTAGCTCGTTTCTGTGTATTTTTTCTAGCAGGGCTATCTTTACCCATAAAGCTCCTATTCATTTCTACCTCTAGCCTTTCTGCATATTCTATATTTGTAAATACTTTACCAATCAACGCACCTTCTTTTTTAAAAGAAATGCTATTTACTAATTGACTTGAATCTATAGCAGGTGGCTCTCCGGGTGCTGATGCTTGATGTCCATTATATATTGCACCTGATTTTGGGGTTGCCATAGACCTTTTGATATCGCTCTGAAAAAAGATACCTAACCTATCAACGTAATTTCTAGCTTGGTCTAAATATCTTTTGTCTATAAATTCAAAATCATTTAGCAATGGTTTTGCGTTTACTTTTATTTTTAATCCCATTATGTTGCTACACCTTCAGTTGCTATAATTTCTTGAAATTTCTCTCTACCCTCCATAATACTCTTAACATAAGTAATATTAAAAGTTTTTGAGTTATATGAAATTCTATATGCCTCAGTTAAGGCTGAGTAATATCTAATAATAAATCTATAATTAGCAGTACCTCTTACTTGATCTCCAAACACACCCTCTGAGCCTGATAGGTTTTCTACCTTTGCCCATACAGTAGTAGCTGTAGAATAAGATGTAGATTGACCACCACCTGCATCTGTTGAGCCACCTAGTGTTTGTAAGACAATACGATTTCTCATTTGTCCGATTAATGACACTAGACCATGCCTCCGTAGTGAGCAGTACCTCTATAAGGATTTGTAGATAATTGTCTTATACGATATGCCTGAAGAAGTTGTGTTGCAGAATGAGGTGGATTTAGGTTTTTTTCTCCATCTCCTCTTTGCTCAAATAAATAAGCTGTATATAAAAGACATGCTTGTTTGATATCTTCTGGAACATCACTAGAGCCACCATAACCGGCAACATATTTTATTTCTAATGCGTTAGCTACTCGTAATCCTGTAGGATAGCTTTCACCTTGACGTAATACAAATCTTGCAGGTACTCCTGCTTTATCTAAATAATACTTGCTAGATGTAAATGTACTTTCTGTATCTGCATCATCATAGTATTTAACACTAGTAATAGAGGCAACAGGGGATTCCGGTAAAAGAATACTACGTCTAGTAATATCAATATCTATTCCGGTATACATGCCGTCCTCTAATGGAATGTCTGTATCATAAATGCTATCTATTGATAAGGTCAAAGTTTGTGTTGTCAAACTTCTAGCTGTATATCTTTTAGCCCAATTATGAGCTGTCTTAGTTAATAAAGTAATAACTGTATCGTCATCACTACCGTCAATACGCAACCAATTTTTTACTTCTGCACTAGTAATTGCGTACTCTGTTTCTGCTGTGTTTACTGTTAGACCTGCCATTTTTGGAATCCTTATCTGCTGTTTTATCGGTTAATTTTACATTGTTGGCTTGTATAAGTAAATAAATTCACTAAATGTATTGACAAAGTGTCATATATCATTAAAATAGTAGATATAAAGTAAATCATTAATTAATTAACAGGAGATAAAAAATGAGAAACTTTGGAGTAGAGATAGAGTTTATAAGTAAAAGAGGTATAAACAATATGGCTCGATACATTAAACAAGAAACAGGTATTGAGATCACAGTAGCAGGTTACTATGACAAATCTAATAAATGGAGATTAAAAACAGATAGCAGTATTTGTGGTGATAGTACATATAGACATGGTATGGAATTTGTTACACCAATACTAAGTACAGAACAAGACTTAGAAACTTTATGTAAAATCGTAGAGGTAATGGAAAGAGATAGTATAGTAAACAGAACTTGTGGAGTTCATGTACATACAGACATTACACAATGTGGTCCAAAGCCTATGAGAAAATTGATGAAGTTCTTAGCTAAATATGAGAAAGCAATCAACAAAGTATTGCCAAAGAGTAGACGAGGTAGTGAGAACAGTTATTGCAGAGATTCTTTTGGTTATGATGCTGACCTTTGGGCAGAGTTCGAAAGTTTTGACAGACGAAAAACAACCGATACATTAATGAGAAAATTTGGTAGAGGTAAATGGAATTTTCAAAACTATGTACAACATGGTACTTTTGAGAATCGTGCACATGGTGGCACACTAAACTCTACTAAGATTCGCAATTGGGTTTTATTGAATCAAGCAATCGTTAATTGTTGTTTTGATACATTCCTTACTAGAATCAAAACAGGAGACACATGTAGCACATATACTCTTAAAGACATGTTAGCTGAGTTAGTGAGAAAAGGTTACATAGACAACCCTATGAAATCATACTACTTAAACAGAGAGGAGGACTTGAGATAATGAGATTCAAAGGAATGAACGGTGATAGATATGCGAGTACAAACAAAGTTAAGCTCGCATGGGAAATGTATAAGACAAGTTTTGCACGAGGTAATTCTGAGAATATACATGAATGGGGTATAGAAGTTTGTAATAGAATTAATGAGGCACATGATGTAGAAATTAATTATCACAACCCTGTACAATTAATGAATGATTTAATAAAATACAACATAATCAAGGAGTTACACTAACATGAGAAACACAAAATATTACTTCGCCTATGGAGCGAATACCAACAACGACAACATGGAACATAGGTGTCCACAAGCAATAAATCAAGGCAAACTTATACTACCGGATTACAGATTAGTATTTCGTGGAGTAGCAGATATTGAGCCTTTCGCAGGATCATCTGTACAGGGAGTTATGTGGGAGATTACAGAAGATTGCGAGAGGTCATTAGATATCTATGAGGGTTATCCTCATTTATATCGTAAAGAATCATTCCCTGCTAAACACAAGTTATTTGGAACAGTATTCGATATCATGTATTACAAAATGAATTCTAATGACTTAGGCAAACCAACTGCAGGTTATTATTCAACAATCTATCAAGGTTACAGAGATAACAAGCTAGACACTAAATTTCTTAATCAAGCTGTCCAAATCAGCTAAATCACTAAAAAGAGGGGTTATATCTCTAAAATATAGCCCCTGAGATGCCCGTAATCGCTTTTAAATGAGTTACCCCTTATGCTAATACCCCCTAGATTTTTATTGAGCTAATGGGTTACTAGACTTCTTTTGTAGCTGTTCAATATCTTTCTTGATTGCAGTGATTTCTTTTTGGTCTACCATTTTAGATTCAAGCACTTCTACTCTCTGTATGAGCTGACCTTGATATACAAATAGTCCACCAATAGTAATTGCTAGACCTATAATTCCTAGTATTGATTTGATGTCCATAATTTATCCTCGTAATTTTGATTAGGGTATAAGTTTCTCGTATCAAGATAATTATTATTCAAATAAGAATCAATATTTATATCTTGAATGTTGGGTTGTTTGAATATGTCGCTATTAACACTTGCATATTTATTGATCTCAATATTATTTTTTTGCATGACTTTAGCAACAATTAGTGAAGTAGCTTTTAGTTGTCCATCAAGAGTTTTGATTTTATCAGCAACCTTGACTGATATATCTTGTACAGTAACTACCGGTGTACTTATTTCATCTTGATCTGCAGGGCTTTCTACTTCTTCAAATACTTCTTCTATTACCTCAACAGATTCTTCAACCATTGGCTCCGCCTCTACTAATATAATTTCTTCTTCTATAACTTCTGGAGCTAACAATATAGTCTCTTCTATAAATTCTTTTTCTTCAAGCTTGATTTCTTCTTCAAACTTTACTTCTTCTATCTTTATTTCTTCTTTAATATCTACTTCAACTTCTTCAAACTTGTATTCTTCTATTTTAAATTCTTCTACATCTTCTACCACTGTATTGATCTGCGCAGTTTGTGTACTTGATAAAAATACAGGGTTTGGCTCATAATCAACAACAAGTGTTGGGTTTTCTAAATCAACTGCCCAATGATATAGCGATTGTGTTGATTCACTAAAGTTAAATCTAACATCTATCGTGTAATCAGTATTACCATTTCTAGTTTCTGTATGACTATCAGTATAAGTAGTAAAAGGTTGATATGTATCTAGTGTTATCTTTCTTGATTGTGTAGTAACTGTGCCATCACTTGCAGTAATAGTCT